TCCAATATCTGTAGCATCATTAGCAACACTTGTTACATCTGCTGATATACCTGCAACTGTACTTACGTTAGCTGAAATACCTGCTACTGTAGAAATATCTGTATCATTACCTGCAACTGTAGTAATATTAGTATCATTAGCAGCTACCGTATTAACGTCAGCTATGTTAGTACCTACAGTATTTACGTTAGTAATATTATTAGCAACAACTTCAATTTCAGAAGTTGCTTCATTTAAGTCGTTGGCAACAGTCTCTACTTCAGATATTGCTTCATTTAAGTCATCAGCGACTTTGATTACGTCATTAATGTTTGTTGCTACAGTGTTAACAGAACTAATGTTATCAGCAACAGTAGTAACATTTGCGTCATTCGTTGCTACCGTTGACACATCAGAGCTAATACCAGCTACTGTGGTCACATCACTACTAATACCTGCTACTGTAGTAATGTTAGGTAAATTTGTAGAAATAAATGCTTTGTTAACAGCATCATTATCAGCTGTGGGAGCAGCTACATTTTTTAATCTTTTATTTTGTACATCCCAGTTAAAATCTGTGTTATCTAATGAGATAACATCACCAGCTTTGTCTATTGCCTCTTGAGACATATAGAACGCTTGGTCACTATCTGTATCTAAATCGTTTTCAGTTAAAACTGAACCTGAACTATAATCTACTAATTTGGTTGTTTGACTTGTATATCTTCTTATTTCAATAGCAGACTGGTCAGCTGGTGCGGTATCAAATGTTAATGTAGTTCCAGCACCATCAAGTGTGTAGGCTGATGTTTCTACACCTGATATTGTGACTGTTAAATCGTCTGTACTTCTATAAGAAAAAGGAATAGCGTACGCAGCGGTACTACCGTCGCCTGTATATCTTACAAATGAATTAGCCATAATTGTTATATTCTTCTAAAAGGGGTACTTTATTGTTGTAATGTTTTTAAAAAGGTTTTTAAATAATTATCCTGTATATTTTGTATATTTAAACCTCTTTCTTCCATAGTTTTTTGTATAATTGGAAATTGTTTAAACATCTCAGCATACGCAGCACTTTCAGCCGCATGTACAATATTTAATATAACCTGTTGTCTTACATCTTCTACTGAACCATTTAAATCTATATATAATTGACTAGACACTCTATATAAATCGCTAGTTTTATCAGATATTAAATTTTCAATGTATTCTTTTAAAACAACATCTTTACCTTTATAATTTAATTTTACTTGACCAACTTTTTCTCGCCACATATCGTATGCGGTTTGACCTGTCACTGGATGTTTTAATTCTTTTAAATCAATACCTGTGTTTCTATCTTTAGCTGGTGGAGCTTTATATAAAAATTTTCTGTTTTCAAAGAATTTTGCTGTTTCATTGTTTTTAAATTTAGTCATAGCAAAAGGTGAAGACCACAAACCTGTCTGACCACCTAAACCAAATAACCATCCATTTTTTCTATCAATAACTTCTCCAAACATGTTACGCTGTGGCATAACACTTTCTTGACCGTTTTTAAATGGATTTAAAGCTTTCATTCTATCATTAAAATTGTATAATTCTTTTTGTTCATCTTGTTGAACTCTACTTAAATAACGTAATCCACCTGATAAAGGAACAGCTTTATAAATAGCTCTTGCTAATACAGAGTCTCCTAATTTTTCAGGATTTCTTGATTTCATTAAATCATCACCAAATAAGAAAGATGCTGTTTCTAAAATATTTTTAGTATAAAATTTAGAAGTTAAATTCTTAGTTAAAGAAGAAACAACACCCATAGCTAATTCAGTGTATTGTCTTTCAATGTCTTCTGGCATTTCTTCATTATATCTAAAAAACTCATTTACAGATTCTACAACATCAGCTGCTATAAAGAAAGGCATAAAGATAGGGTCAAGTCTGTTTAATGAAATATGTGTCCCATCTTCTTTTTTATAAGAGTAAGGTTGCCAACCTGTTACATTTTCTCTTTCTCTATTAGTTAAATAATTAGTAGAACCACCACCTGTAAATTTACCATTAACAGCCATAAATATTGCTGTACTCCATAATAACCATCCCGCTTGTATTCTTGCGTTTGCTTCTGCTGCCGCTTCTGGGTTTAAATATTTACCATCTGCACCTTTAGCTAACATGTGTCTCATTTGAAATTGAAAACGACCAAGCAATGGTAAATGTTGAAAATTCCATCTTAATAAGTTTGATGGTGTATTAATAAAGTGTAATCCAAATACTCTTAGCGCTTTAACTTTATTCGTTAAACCTAAAACTAAACCAGTGATTCCACCTTCTTTTTTACCTGTTACAGGATTTACAGAATAAGCTGATTGTGTGTACGTACCTTCCCTAGCATATTCTAGCGGGTCATTAATTGTTGTTTTATCTGCTTCTGATAAACCTCTAATATTTAAATCTGCTGTTGGTATTGCTTCACCACTTTTAGCAAAGTATTGAGATTCATATTCTTTAAATAGTTTTTTATATTGAGCTCTATTTTTAAATCTATCACCAAAAGATTTTAAATTACCACCTAAAATCTCAGGGTGATTTTTTATAATTAAACTATTTATTTGCGCAGTCATTCTAGCTTTATAGAACATAGTTTTTAAAAACTCATCTCCAGCAGATAATACACGCATTGGAAGTGTTACTCCATAAGCAATTGGATTAACAACACCTCTTTGTAAAAGAGCACCAGCTTTTCCTAAAGGACTTGTTAGTAATTCACCTGTAGAATTAATCCATCTTTGTAATTGACCTTGTCTAATATTGCTGTCATATTTCATTTGAGTAGAATCTAACAATGGTCTTCCTACTCTAAAACTTTTATACATTCTTTTTATACTATGTGCTAAATAAGTGTATTGATATACGTAAGTTTCAAAAGCTTCTCTAGCAACAATTGCTGCTCTGTTTTTATCTTTAAGAGATAAATTAGCAGAACGTAACAACATAACAAAAGGTTTCCATTGAGTCTGTGTTAATCCTGACACAATATTTAAAATATGTGTATCTGGGGATGACAAAAGGTTATTGTTTACATATTCAGCTGCTAAATCCCAAGAATCAACTTTTTTAGCGTTTTGTAAAGATAAGATAACATGGTTATTATCTTCTAATTTAGCAATTGCTTCATAATAAGCATCTTTATTTTTTAACTTTAATTCTTTCCATTTAGGGTCTTCTGGACTAATAATTAATTCAGTAGCTCTTTGTTTATCTTTTGTAATTCTACCTGCAACCTGTGCTCTTGCAATATTTTGTTGTTCTGTTTTTTGATTTATAATTAAATCATTTAAATAATCTTCATAAATAGCCAATCTTTTTGCAAGCTTTTGCTTTTCTGCGGCTGTAAGTGAAGGGTCAACATATTGTTGAGTTAATTTAATGTAATCATCTGTAGTTCTAAACATTAAATCGGCATGTGCTACTATTTCAGCTGCTAATTCTCTATCAGCTTTAGAACGTGATTTAAAGTTTTTAATTAATGCTTCAGGGTCTTTTCCCAGTCTTTCAGCAGCTACCTGAATATCTTGAAATGTCATTTTACCTGAATCTATATCAGATAAAATTTCATTAGCTAAATATCTTAAATATCTTGTTGTAGTTGTTGGTTCATATTTTGTAAAGTTAAAAGGTTCTTTAGGTGGTTTGCTATCTGTTCGGATAGGTTTTCCTAAAGCTTCTAACATTTCATCTGCTACTTTTTCAGGTGATTTAGCTTTAATTGTACTTCTAATTTCTATCTCATCAATTTGTTCTTTAGTTAAATTTTTATATAATAATGTTTCTTTTTTTGGTACAGCTAAATCTGTAAATAATTGTTTACCTGTTATTTCATCTCTTCCATATTTGTGTAAATCATCCAACTGTTTAATAGCTTGATTTTTAATTTGTCTTGAACCTAGTTTAAAACCACCATACGTAAATCCAGCTCCAAAAACAGTTCCAAAACCAAAACCAGCTCCAGTTGCTATAGCAGATTGTTTTAAATCAAATTCATCTTGAACACCTGTTTTAATAGCTATGTTTTGTAAAATAGCATCTTGACCTAAAGCAGCAACACCGCCAATACCACCTTCTACTAAAGCTCCTTTTTTAACAGCTTTACCTAATGCAGCTTTGTTAGCTCTTTTTTGCGCTTCCATTAAAGTCTTTTTAGAAATTTCACTAGCAACTTTACCTTTTAAAGCTTCTTTTAATGCTTGTTTGTAAGCTTGTTTTCCAGCTTGTCCACCAATACCAAAACCAACTAAGTTTACTGGGTCAGCTAATAAAGCACCACCATTATCTATTAACCAATCAGAGAAATTTCTTTCTGGTTGATTCCACCAAAATGACGGTAATTGATTAAAAGTTTGTGATATATAAGCAAACTCTTTATTTCTTTGCTCATCATTTTCACTTACATCTAATAAATCTAAACCCATAGAAATAGTGTTATTGTTTCTCCATGACCTGTCTTCATAAAAATACTGTAACAAATCTGCATGAGACATATTACTAAAAGATGTATCGTTTTCTCTGTATGAATAATAACTTTTTAAAGTATTATAAAATTTTTCTGATTGTATTTCTTCTAAAGCTTTTTCTGCATCTTGTGCTTTTTTAAGTTTTGTACGTTGTACTTCAGATACGTTAACACCAAAAATCTCTATATCATCTATAGGTTTTTTATTATCAAATGTTAAGTTGTTTAAGGTAAGTGTAGGTATTTCAGCCATTATTATTGTTGTCCTCTAAGTATATTTCCAATTGCAATTTGAACAATGTTAGGGTCAATACCAAATGCTTGAGCAACGTTTCCATACATGTTTTGTGCATCTTCATCTGTTAATGAATCCCACATTTCTGGTGTTAATTGTACACCAAAAGATTGTGTTAAAAATTGTTGAACAGTTGGAATAACAGTTTTTTCAATATAATTTTTTCGGTCTGTACTATCTAATTTAAACCAAGATGTTTCCATTTTAGGAAGTTTTGGAACATTAGTTTTATTTTGTAGTGTTGTTTTTAAATTTAAAAGAGGAACATCAATACCTGATTGTTGATATTTTAATTCTTTATCTTTTCTTTCTTGGTCTGCTTTAAAAGCAGCAGCTTCTTGTTCTGTAAATGTCTGTAATTCAACATTTTTATTTCTTGTTGTAAATTGTTTTATAACGTAATCACCTATTTTAGTTATAATTTGTTGTCTTTCTAATTCAGTTGGTTTTCTATTGTTTTTATTGTAGAAACTAATTTCTTCTTCTTCAATAGTTTGTATAATATAATTTCTAGCTCTATACTGTGCAAACTCACCACCTTTCATTATATTACCAAGTTTATCTCTAAAAGGTTCAGCTACAGCATCTAAAATATATGCTGTTGAGTTTGTGTAAGTATCATTAGTTTGCCAGATTGGTTTAACACCTTTATCATAATTGTTTTTCCAAGTGTTCCAATAAGTTATAGCTTTAGATAATTGGTCTTGTGAAAATTTATTTTTATCAAAGTCTTTTACCATGTCTGTAAAATCAGCATAAGTACCTTCTAAAATAGAAGTCATAAAATTACCTAATTGATTAGGGTCATTGTTTACTTGTGATATATCACTTGTAATAATATTGTTAATAGAGTTATAAAAAGAAATATCGCCAAATGTTTTTGCATCTTCTAAAAATTTTTGTTTTTCTTGAAAAGATTTTTCAGAGCCATCAGCATTTTTTTCAAACAATTTTTTTACTAAATCTTGTTTTTGTTTTGTTTCTTTGTATTCATTTTCAATTCTATTATTTGTAACTAAAACAGTTCTTCTTCTATTTAATTTTCCAACTAATTCAGAAACGTCACTTCTTTTAGTATCAACTAAAGAACCTAATTTAGTACCATCTTTTGCTAATCCTCTGTCTGCCGTTAATACTTTTAATGCTCTATCAATTTCTTCTGGGGTAGTAGCTGTGTCTAATAAATTACCAGCATGTTGTAAAACAACTTCATTAAGTTCTTCATTGGAATAAAATTGTCTAGGTTTGGTTTGACCTTCTTCTGGTGGGAGCGGGACATTTAACGAATTAACTGTGTCCCATACTTCATTAACAGGTACATTAGATATTATTTTAGCACCTTGATTAATTTTTTGTGTTTTAGCATATTTGTTTCTAACTTCAGCATCATTAATAGCTTCTTTAGTTTTGTATTGATTAAAGACAGCAGCAAACCCTAGTGTATAAGAACCATCTTTATTAGCAAAACTAGGTAAATATTCTTTATAAAATGCTGGTAAATTAGTTTTAGTATGGTCATATTTATTTTTATTTGCTTCTATATTAGAAATAGCATCAATAGCTTCATGTCTTCCTGTGTGATAAGACACAGTTTTTTCTACATATCTACCAGATAATTCTGGATGTTTTCCCTCTAGTATTTCTTGTTGAATAACATCAGATTTTTTACCTTCTAAAAATAATTGATTAATCTTTTCTTTTGCAGTATCTTTTTGTTTTTCAATGTTTCTTTTATATATTCTTTCTAAAGCTGGATTAACAGTTCTTTGTAGTGTTCTTGCTAAATCCATAGCTTCTGAGTCTGATGCTGCATTTACTTGTCCAGCAAATGTTGCACCCATATATTTATTACTTACTCTTGATTTATATGCCATTATTTATAATCCTCAAAATCTGTTGATGCGTATGTGTTTGTATTAGTTGAATTAAATAAACCTGTATTTTTGTTTGGTAAAGTATCATTTTTATAAGCTTGATAACCTTCAGCACCTATTGTTGCTACTTCTAAGAATAAACCAGTATCACTAGGCATAGACACAGGTTTAATACTATTATATCTTCTTTGTTGAGCTGCATAAGCTTCTTTTTCTTGTGTGTCTAATCTAAATACATCTGTTTCATAATCTCTAGCTGTATCTAAAAATGCTTGGTCATAAGTTCCTGTAATATCTTGTATAATTTTATCTCCATTACCAGCATTTAAATTTAAACTTTTTGCTATGTCTTTTTGCTTTTTTAATTTGTTTTTCATATCTTCAGCTTGTTTTTCTCTACTAGCTGACACTGCTTCTCTATCTATTTTTGATATATCATTAAGATATGCTTGGTCAGAGTTTCTACGTGTTTGTTCATTAGCTTTATTTTTTCCTTTTGCTACAGCTCGTTTTGATTGGTGCGAATAAACTGCTGCACCTATTTTTAAAGCAGTAACTACATCACACATAGTTTATTGTTTTATCTCCTTTATCATTAATAAAAACGGCATATTACCTACACCATAATTATCTATTTGTTCTTTGGGTTCAAACCCTAAATATTGCAACCACTTAAGTGATTTCCAATTTCTTTTATCTACAAAATTATATAGATAAGTATAACCTTTTCCCATTTCACTTATCCAGTGTGGTGATTGTTTTACAAATTCTTTTGTATGGTTATATAAATCTTCACTAGACAATAACCATGCTACACCGTACTCAGGGTCATGTGAAGGTGCGGAACCAAACATTCCTATAACTTCATCAGTTTCTGTTTTAACAACTGAATATGTTTTGGCATTATCAGATGTAAATGGTGTAACTAAAGCTTCTAAACAAGATACATTACTTGCAGCTCTAATTTCTTCTCTATCAATTTTTCTTAATCTAGGTGCTAAATGTATAGCATCTATAAGTTGTGCTTCCCGCACAAAAGCTTCTTTCATATTAAATCCTTCTTGAACGTGTGTGATAATAGCCTTCAATTTCAGCACTTGCAATATATACAGGTAGATGCGAACTACTCTTAATATCAAGTGTAAAATCTGTGTTTCGGGCTATAACGGGTACCAAAAGAGTACCTGAGTTAATTGCTGGTATTCCTACTTTACTTGTAGCAGTACCAATAATATAACCGTTCATAATTGTTGTACTTTTATCTCTACCAGTAGGTGTTACTTCTACTTGAAAGAAACCAGAATTTTCATAATTAAATCTAATATTTCTTATTTGGTATCTACCAGATGTAATAGCTACTAAACCTCTACCAGAACTTTCTCTAATATATTGAGGTGATAATCTGTAAGTGGACTCAAAAGGTACACCAATGTATAAACTTGTGTGGTCTCCTTCTATTGTGTAAGTTGACCCTGATGTATTTGTTGCACTATAGTTATTACCATTAGCAGTATCTATGGCAATCAAACCTGTCTTTGCACCATACGGTGACGTGAATGTAGTTAAATCCGTACCACTATCATAAGTACCAGTAACAGATGTTTTTAAATCTAAGTAAATACCAAAACCTATTGTTTGGTCTTTTAAATTTCTTAAGTCTAATTTAACTAATTTTGTATCTGTATTCTCTGCAACTAATGCATAGACAAAACTATCAACTGTCATTGCACCTAAAATCTTAACACCAGTAAAAGTCCATTTAGACCATGCTGTTTGTACTTTCTCACCTCTATCAAAAAAGTATTTATAAATGTACATAGTGTTTGCGTAAGTAGGGTCAACTGCACTACCAGCAGCATAAGGAGCTGTTTGTGTGTCAGTGCTATCCGCAGCTAATGCAATTAATGTATCTTCTGTTGTATTACTGATTAATTGATATACATTTGTTGGTATTAAATTTGAAACAGAAACTGTTATATCTAATCCATCATTTGTTAATGTATCATCATCAGCAAAATATTCTCTAATTGCTGTATTGTTATTTCTTGATTGCGCAAAGTAAGCAAACTTACCAGCAGACACAGGCCTTACATTGTCATCATGTTCAAAACTTGATACTTCATTAAGTATAGCTGTAGTTGGTGTGATTGCTTCACCTGTACTATTTAATTTGTATTGTGCTGTATCAGAAAACAATAATAATGTTTCGTTAAATGACACAGAATTTTTAAGTGTGTTAACCTGTGTACCAGACGCAGAAATATCAATAGGGTCTGTATCTAAAACTTGTGTAACTGTACTAGAAAAGAAATTAAAGAAACTAGCATTTTCTGTAAAGATTAAATTTTCTCCAGACAATACACCTAATCTATTTTTATAAAATGTTAAATTCTGAATTTTCTTACCAACAAAAGTTGGGTCAGCATTACTATCACTATCTCCACAAGTTCTATCAGTCCAATCAATTTCTTGAAATGTAAATGTGCCGTCATTGTTATTAATCAATGCGTGTGGCATTGTAGAATTATCTAAACCTAAACTTGTGTCTGGCGCAATAGTTTCTTTCCATACACCGTCAGTTTCAAACTTAACCCAGTAATCAGACAAAGTATCACCTTCATCACCAGTAATTTTTATTTTAGTGTCAGCAACACCATGATAAGGTAATTTAGTAAAATCTGATATTTCATCTCTAATAGCATACATACCTGAGTTACCAGAGCCATCTCCTGTTTCTATAGTGTAATTACTGTCATTATCTGTTGGTTCACCATAGATAACTGAGTTCATTAATTGAAAATCAAAATAATTGGTAAACCCTGAATATGTACCTAAACCTTGTGTTGATGTCAAAGTTGCACCTGTGTCAGTTCTTACAACTTTAAATGCTGCTGAAGATGAGCCATCCCAATAAGCACTAGAAGTGCCATACATTAAAATATCAGCAACGTGTGCCGTATCTCTATAAGCGGCATCATGTGTTGCATTAGAACCTGTTGGTAATTGTAAAGCAACTTTTAATCCATATCCTAAATCAGTTGTCATATCAGGATGTGTTAGTTCTACTGTGTATTCTCTTCCGTAGTTTGTTGTAACTACATTAATATAAAACTCTTCATTCTTTGCAGCACTTGTTGTACTATCAGCTGCTACTGTTACAGATTTGTTTGCTATAAAAGTATAATCTGCAATATTAACTAATTTAAAATCTCTTCTTGGATTTGTGGATGTTAAATAACTAGAACCACTAGAAATAGTCACAGTTTTTTCATTACCTAATAAATCATAAACTTTAACACCGCCATTGTAAAATGCTACAATGTACTGGTTATCTTCATCTCTTTGAATAGACCAAAACTTTGTTGTGTTAGGAAACACATTACTAGCATCTAATGTTGCTATGTATTCTAAAGATGGTCTTTTAGTTAAACCTTCAACAATATTATTTTGAAAATTTATTTGTTCTTCAGCTTGGTTAACACTTCGTTGTGTTGGTGTCTGCTGAGATATACCATTTAGAAAATTAGGTATGCTCTGTGAAACCACACTACCCATTAGTATGTCCTTCTAGTTGGTCTATTAATTATTGAATAAGTATTTGCATCACCTTCTAACATGTTAACATCAGCTTCTTGACTGTCTGCTTGATGAAAAGACATTAATGCTTCATTCTCATCAGCTGCAATTAAATCAATAATAGCTTTATCACCAATGTATCTAGCAGCAAATCTTCTAGCTGCTTTTAAGGTAATATATTGTCTTGCATATTCAGGTAATTGTTCAAACTGTTGTACTAAAACTAAATCAACTTCAGCTGGAGCCGAAGTAAAAACATCTGTGTGGTTAGTTAAATCATATAAATAACCATTTCTAATTGTGTAATCTAAATATCTATAATTTGAACTTGCATCAGCTTTGACACAGTTAGATGGTAGAGGAACTTTATTATCACCATCTAAAGATAATGAAGTATATTTATGGTGGGTATTAAAATGCCATCCTTGTGATTGAATAGACATTGAAGTTTCATCTAAAATATTTTTAGCGACAGATACGTCAACTGTAGTAGTTCCTGTTATTGAGTTAACTGGAGCTTCACCAATAGTTGATAACATAATATTTATCGCCTGTAATTCAGTCGTTGGTGTAATTCTTGTAGTCATAATCTCCTAATAATATTTTAGATAATGACAAGGGGACAGTCTCCCATCCCCTTATCAAATTGGTTAAAGAAACAATTACGCTTCTTTAATTCCTACAGCAGCCTCAGGCCTTAGGACGCCATGTCCCATTGCGTATTTAGCTACCATTAATGTTCCTTGTCTTCTGATGTCATATTCTGACTCAACTGCCAAGTCCATTAATTTAACAGTTCCCGCCGCACTTGGGTGAGACACTAAACAAACATAGTTTGCTAGGTTCACTTGTTGTGGGTTAGAACCACCAGCTGTAGCAGAACCACCGTTTACATCAGTAGATGCAGAGTAATCTGAAGCTACGAAGTGAGCTGTTGGTACTAATTCAATACCAGCAATTTTCACTACTTTACCTTCTGCGATTGAACCCTGACCACTAAAGTCAACGTTAACTGCGTTAGTCGCATTAGCTAGTTTGTAGTATTCTTCTAGTCTAATGAACGCTTTTCTACCTTCTTTTGGAACGTAGTTAGCGTCTAATGCTTTAGCTGCGTTGAACAACTCTTCAATCATAGCGTCAGCAGCAGTTGAAGCTGTTGCAGATGCAATTGAAGTATTTGTTAATACAGTTCCTGCACCATATCCAGTGTCAGATACGTTTGCAGAAGCTTGTGCAGCTTGACCAATAGTTTGTAATATGTGCTTATCTTTTTGGAAAGCTAATGCTCTACCGATTTCAGATGAGTATGCACTTCTTACATCCCAGTGGTTTTTTGCTTCTTCGATATTCGATAAGAATACTGAAGATAATAGAAGGTCATTAATTGTAATGACTTTCTCATTGTGGTTTACGTCAGAGCCAGTAATTTCTGAACCAGCAGTGTGATATGACGCATCAACTCTACCCATTACTGGGAAAGTTGCTGACTTACCTGATGAGATACTTCTCACCATTTCAGCACCTTGAGTAACTGAAGCTCTCTCAAATGAAGTAAGTACTTCACCTGCAAAAACTTTCAGAAACAAAGCGTCTTCACTACCACCAGCGTTGATTTTACCAACACTAACAGGGGTTGCGTTTGCCATAATTATTCTCCTTTTATGGTTTGACGTTTGGTTTTAAAAGCCTCTACATATCTCCAGTTTCACAAACAAGATTGTCGCCCGCAAGCGGTCAAGTCGTTAGACTTTGTTTATGTTTTGGCAGTTGCCTTCTAAACAGAAAGCACAACTATAAGCTAGCTAGTTTATCAGCTAACCTGATGGCAAGAGAAAACTTACCTTTCTCTCGACATTTCATTATTAGACTCTTAAGTCTAAATATCTTTTTACCTAATGGTGACATTATCTACACTTCCATTTTCTAAGTGCTAATGCTTTTCTGGTAGGTTTACCATTTTTAACCATAGCACCTTTTACTCCAGACATACGAGCACAGAAAGATTTTCTACGAGCCGCAGCTTTAGAACCTCTTTTTACTTTACCCGTTACAGGCGCTTTCAAATTAGAACCTGTTTTTCTTTTAAAGTATTTTCTCCCAGCGGCATTTAAGCCGCCAGAAGGACTTTGGTATCTTTTAGCAACCATTACTTTTTCTTAGCTGTTTTGGCTGCTCTCTTAAATTGCTTTGCAGTTGGTGCGCCTTTGCTTCCAACCTTACGCATTTTCTCTCCACTACCCGCTGCTATTCTTTTTCTTTTAGCATGGATGTTAGCGTATAAACCTTTTTTAGCCATTATTTTTTCTTCTTAGCTTTCATTATTTTTTTCTTTAATGCCATAGGTAATTTTTTCTGACCACCTTTTAACATTTTTTTTCCTTTTGATTTACCGTACATGTTCTCTCCTATAGGTTAGAGTTTTCTAGTTTAGCTTTTACTTCTTCTTGATATGCCATATCTTTAGCATATCTAGGGTCAGCCATAGCTTCAGTTACTTGAGCCCAAGATTTAAAACCTTGTTCTTGAGTAGGTGCAGCTTTGCCTTCTACTAATCTTGGTTCAACACCATTAGCTCTTTCATATTGAGCTTTAAGTGCATTGACAGCAAGTTTAACAGTTTCTTTATCTGGGCTATTAACAGCTTTGTTGTAAGCTTGTCTTTCACCATCAGTCATATTATTAGCAGCCCAACTGACCATGTCGTTATATGCTTCAGTACCACCAACAGTATCTTTTATTTCTGCCGCTGTTTGTTCAGCCAACGCTTGCTGGCCAGCAATATAATTATCAACATATTGTTTAGTAATACCAACTTTTTCTAAAGCTTCGTAAGACTTAGTATCTAACTCACCTTTTTCTGAATACTCTTTTTGAAGAGTAGTCATATCTAAACCAGCATCTTGTACAGCATTTTCAGCTACTTCCAAAGTTGATTTATTATCAGACTGTGGATTTGGATTTGCTGGTGAAGGTCTTTCTTGAGATTGTGCACCAAGTTTTTTCTCTAACTCAGAATATGATTTAGCCAGCTCTTCAACTGAATTGAATTTTTCTGGCAAACCTTCTGGTTTACTTTGTGTGGACTGTGTCTCGTTTGCTTGTTCTGTCTGTTGTGTTTCTTCTACAACAGGTTTTTCGGCAGTAGTTTCTTCTGCCACTACTTCTACTTTATCTACCATGTTACTTTTCCTCTTGTTGTTTCATCATGCCACTAGCAATAGGTGCAACAGCTTTTTCAGCCATTCCCATTATTTGCTGGTTTTGCATTTGACTCATCATTGCTTCTTCTTCAGCCATTAATTCTTCTTCAGTCTTCATCAGACCTTCAGTATCAATGCCTAATCCAGTTGCAATTCTTTTTATTAAATCCTGTGTGTTCAATGATTGAACTATTTGAGGATTTACTTGTGCTAGGTTTGCTACCTCAGCAACAAATTCTCTTAATTTTTGTAAATCATTTCCCCTGCCTAATGCTTCAATGCCTGTAATAATAGTAGGTCTTACAGAGTTTTTAGGTAAAGAAGGTATCTCATTTGCTTGAGACATTCTTTTCATTAATATCGTAACTAAAGGTAATTGAAATTCTTGAGACAATAAAGAATAAATACCACCCATAGCAGTTTCTAATTGTTCTGCCATGTATCTAATTTCTTGTGCTGTAACTCTTTCTGCATCTCTTTGTATTGCTGTGTGTAATAAAAATGCATAAGACATTCTTTCTTCTAACTTTGCAATACTTCTTTCAACTACTTGTAAATCATATTGTTTTTCAGTTTGTAATACAGAAACATCATCTTTAGAACCAGTGATAATGTCACCATTTCTAGTTAAAGATAAATCTTTTTTTCTAGTAACTGAATTAGGTTTAACCATAAATACTACTTTAGAAGATGCAGCAGCACTTTCTACAAGTGATTGAGATAATCCTTCTAAGGATTTTAAATCTCCTAAAAATTCTTCTACGTAACCTCTACCATAATCTTCATTGTCAACTCTTACCATTCTTAATGCTTGGTAAGGCATGTTGTCTAAAGAGTAATTACCAATAGACTCTGGAATTTTTATACCTTTAACTTCTTGGCATACGTAATATTTATCTTTATCTAATTTATAGATATGTGTGTATATATCTACGTCTTCATCTGATTTGTAATCAGCGTCAGCAATAACTTGATTTCTAATATCTTCATTTAAATCTAATGGTGTAATACTTTCTTTAATAACTATTTCTAAAACATTACCACTAGCATCTCTTCTTACAACATAGTTTGTTAAAGGGTAAACTCTCATTGAACCTTTTTTAGGTAAGTATGTTAATACATTACCAGATACAATTAAATGTTTTAATGCTTCAAATACTGATACTCTTAAAGCAAGTTGTTCTATCTTAGCTGATACTTCTCTTTCAATAGTAGCTAATGATTTTTCAATTTCTGATTTTAAATCTTTTTGTGTTTCTAATTCTTTCTTAGCATTTCCTGCTATTGATAATCTAAAAAATGGGGAATTGGGTGGTAATAATAATAACAATAATTTTGATGCTAAATTGTTTACACCTCTTGCGCCGACTGATTGAAATGGATTGTATAATTCAGTGGATGAATGAAAACCGTCTGGCGGTAATAATGATGGGATTGTTAATTCGCTGCACTCTTGTGCTCTATCTAAAAAATGTTCTCTATCTTGTTTTAATTTCTCATAACGTTCTTTAGCGGTGTTTTGTAACATACTAATATCGTTATAAGCCATTGTTTATTAAGATATATTTAAACCAGATGTAGTAGGAATATTCAATCCAGAACTTGTTTGTAAAGCAGAAGTACCTGTTTTTCTTGCTTTTTTCTTTTTTAATTCTGGTGAAGTTTCTTCAACTGCTGTCTTAACTTCAGGAGCTTGAGTTTCACCTATTGGTGATGGCTCAACTGGAGCTGGAGCTGGTTGTACTTCTGGTACTTTAGGTGTTGATAAACACATAATTATTTTTCAGACCTTTCCTTTAGTGTGTTAATGAAATTGACAACATCACGTTGACCTGCTTTAAAATATATTGTCTTAGTATCATCTGATAATACAGGTGATTTCTCTGGATATATTTTATTTAGTAGTTTAATTAAATCTTCTACTGTTGTAGGTAACACAATGTCGTCTAAATCATTCATTTTATTCTTCTAAAAAGGGTACTTTAGTCCCACAAGCTACCAGTTATAGTTCCTTTATTGTATTCAGTTGCTCTATTCTCAAAGAAATTAGCGTGTTCTACACCATTTAATACCCAATCTAACCAAGACAATGGATTATCTTTCACACCATAATTAGGTTTAAGAGACAGCTGTAACAATCTTCTATCAGCAATATATCTGATATATTGTTTAACTTCTTCTGGTTTCAATCCTCTGATGCCACCCATGTCAAAAGCTAAATCAATAAACTTATCTTCTAAGTCAACCATATCTCTACATGTTTGATAGATACTTGCTTTAAATTTTTCTGTCCAAATATTTGGGTTCTCTTTAATCAATGCATGAAATAATTTAATCATGTTTTCTACATGGTGTGTTTCATCTCTAATTGACCAAGTAACTATCTGACACATTCCCTTCATTCTACCAAACCTTTGAAAGTTTAATAACATAACAAAAGATGCAAACAGTTGTAGGCCTTCACCAAACGCAGAGAAACAAGCCATGTCTCTAGCAAGTCCTTCTATTCCGCTGCCTTTTTTAGAAAACAAATAATTATGTTTGTCTGACATTTCTTTGTATTCTTGAAATGCTTTGTAATCACTTTCAGGCATACCAATAGTATCATTTAATAATGAATAACTATGTGCATGGTTTGCTTCTGATGTAGCAATAGCAGACAACATCATTCTTATTTCAGGTGGTTTAAACTTTGGTATATATGTATCAAGATAAGCTTGTGCTATATCTACATCACCTTGTGTAAAGAATTTTAATATTTGATTTATTAAGTTCTTTTCTTCTGGTGTTAATCTTTCATTCCAATCTCTAACGTCTTCATGTAATGGTACCTCACTTGGTAGCCAATGCATTTTCTGTTGCATATCATAGGCTTCAAATGCCCAATCATATTCAAACGGTTTATAATGTACTCTTTCTTTAAATAATGCCATGTGTCCCTCTATCCTTCGCATGCAAGACAATCATTCTCTTTCCACTCAGGAATAATTTCTCGCTGTACTTTTTGTGATACTAACTCCGCTCTTTTAATTGCTTCAGAACGACAATAGTATAATGTTTTAATTTTCTTTTTCCAAGCCATCATGTGTAGATTGTGTAAATCTTTTATATTCACATCAGCTGGTATAAATATATTTAAACTTTGGCTTTGACAAATATGTTCTTGTCTGTCAGCCGCATGTTCAATCAACCATCTCTGGTCTATCTCAATAGCAGTCTTGAAAATATCTTTCTCATTTTCTGACAAACCTTCCACATGAGCGACTGAACCTCTTTGAGCGATAATGGATGTCCATATATCATCATTGTTTAATCCTTTCTTTTCTAATAGTTTTTCTAAATGTTTGTTCTTAACTAAGAACGAACCTGACATAGTTTTCTGTACATAAGCGTTTGCTCTGTACGGTTCTATTGATGGTGACGTTGTACCACATATAATTGAACTAGATGCATTAGGAGCAACAGCTAATAAATGTGCATTACGTAATCCAGTGCCTTCCATGTCTGGAGCTTCACCTCTTTTAACTGCAAGTCTTTCACTCTCACTTACAGCTTGTTGTTTAATATTCTTAAATATTTTTATATTGATTGACTTAGCAATAGCAGACTCAAATGGTATGCCTTTAGATTGTAAGTATGCATGAAAACCCATAGCACCAAGACCAAGACTACGTTCTTGTGCGGCACTAAACCTAGCTCTGAATAATTGTTCAGGTGCTTTATCAATAAAGTGTTGTAATACATTATCTAAAAATCTTATTAAATCTGGTATAAACAATGCATCATTTTTCCATTCATCATACTTTTCTAAGTTAACACTAGACAGACAACAAACAGCTGTTCTGTTTTCATCTGTAGGTAATGTTATCTCAGAACAAAGATTTGAATGATGTACTTTTAATCCTAAGTTCTTTTGTGTTTCGGGTAGTCCTTCATTAACTGTGTCAATAAAAGATATATAAGGCTCACCAGTGTTAACTCTAACCTCTAGTATCTTTAACCATAAGTCTCTAGCTGATACAGTACGTACAGTTTTTTTAGTATGCGGGTCAATTAAATTCCAGCTGTCATCATACGTAGGTTCTTTAACACATTTATCTATGAGTTCCATAAACTCATTAGTTACATTTATTCCATGATGTAAATTTAAATTCTTTCTGTGTGCATCACCACCTGTGGGTTTACGCATTTCAATAAACTCAATTATTTCTGGATGTGATATATCCATGTATGATGCATAACTTCCTCTTCTAGTTTTGCCTTGAGAGAAAGCAAGTATCTCACTGTCAACGACATGCATAAATGGTATTGAACCTGAAGACTGTGAACCACCTGAAGTTAGCATACCATCAGAACGTACGTGTCCCCAGTAACCACCTATGCCACCACCAACTGATGCAAGCCAAGCGTTCTCTGTGTAATGGCCAGTTAATCCTTCTCTGCTGTCGCCAACATAATTTAAGAAACACGAAATAGGCATACCCCTAGCAGAACCACCATTAGATAATACAGGTGTAGAATACATAAACCATAACTTAGATGCATAATCATATATTCTTTGAGCCATCTCTGGGTTATCTGAAAATGCTTCTGCTGCTCTAGCAAATGCATCTTGTGGTGATTTCTCTTCGGGTAATAAATATCTATCTTTTAATGTTGTCTTACCAAAGTGTGTTAGTAAATCATCTCTACTATAATCTATGTTCATGTTAGTTTTTCCATTAGTTCTCTTGTTGATTTAAAATGACTGGCAAAATCAGGCACCAGTTCTAAATTGTTTTCCCTATCTAAAAATTTAAATTCTATTTTTGTAGGATTAAATTGTTCTAGTTCTTTTAATACAGTATCAATATTTAATTCTTTACAACTATAAACATCTAACTGAATTAATGCAGGTATATTTTCATCCCACACATGCATAACAATATGTGAAGTTTCAATTACAGCAGCACATGTAGCACCTTGATTACCAACCATGTCTGAATAATAAGCTTGTGGCTCACCCATAAGTTTCATATTAATTTTAGGAACTAAATCTGTAACCCATTGTTTTATACTTTCTTTATCCATAGGTGGTTTCATTGCTTCCGCTCTAATTATTACATGCTCATGTTTTAATATCATCCTATTTTACTTTCCTTATCAATTATAAAATCAATGTATTGTTTAGCTTTTTTTAAAGACTCTATTCCACCTTTATCTCTCCAACGACAAATGTATTTAATAACATTACCTTCACAAAAAGATAGTTTATTTTCAGTTATAAAATCTATTGGTTCAATATTATGTTTAGCATAGTGCTTTGGTTTCTTTATTACATCTGCCATAATTTTATTGCTCCAGTCTTTTTATCATAGTCACCGTGTCTAAGAATACGTGCAACTCTAGCTTGTTGTAAAGCTTCTTTCTCAGTAAACCCTTTGTCTTTATAAATACCTACAACAATTTTCCATAGGTCTAAGAGGGGTACGTTAGTGTATTTCTTAATAAATTTTTCTGCTGTTTTTATACCAACATTAGGAATACCAGTGTAACCATCAGTTGCATCACCAGCTAATACCTGTATCATCCAGTTATAGTTACCTAGTTTCTCAGGTATATACTCTACATTGTAACCGTCAGAAGTTACATTAGAGTTTGGTATTTGTTTTAAGTCTTTATCAATAGAGACAATAATTCTATCTTCTTTAGATGGCTCCGTTGACATGATGCCTAACACATCATCAGCTTCTAAATTTTTAAATATAACTCCATTATGTTTTTTCATAATGTAATCACGTAAGTGTGGCAACACCATAGGTTTACGTTTTGCTTTTCTATTGTCTTTGTATGATGGTAACACATCTTTTCTAAAATTATATTTATCAGTTAATGCTACAATGTAATCGTCAGCTTCTAAATTAGAACCTAAGTCATCTATTGTTGCATCTACTTCAGCTTTACATTGTGCAGCATCACAGTGTAATGTCCATAAGTCATTACCCCAATCAGTCGCAACTTCATTTTGTGTAGCTATTTTATAAATAAGAATATCACCATCAATTAGTAATACTTTTTTCTTAGCCATGTTATCTCCTATTTGTTTAATTGTATTAAATCTTCTTTTGGTATTAAATAACCTAATGATGTCAGTGCATCACCACCTCTTACACTTTTGTATTTTTTAGTTTTAATTAATTTTTCTAATTTAATTAAAGGAATAAAAATTACACAAGGCAAATCATCTCCATTATAAGGTAAAACAAATTCCCAATAATCAGAAGTGCTTTTTCTTATTCCACTATCTTTTCCTCTACTTTGAAATTCTACAAAAACATTACCTGTGTCTTTGCACATAAAATCTGTCTTAACCTCATGTGAAAGTTCGTTATTTAAAAGTTTATTTACTAAATTTTCACCTAGTTTACCTTTTTCTAAACAATATTTAAAATTGTTTTTTAAATCATATTCTTTAGTCCATGTTTTATTAGTGCGTTTCACTCCAGTTGTCTCCTATTTTGTATTCCCCTGTTAAAGGTACTCGTAGTTTAAAATGTTTACCAGTTTGTTCTATAGCATCTACAGCAATTTTACCTACAGCATCTGTAATATTTTCAGGACATTCTATTTGTATTTCATCATGTACCCATACAACTTGATGTATGTCTGCAACACTATTTCTTATCCTTTTATCAAATTCAACTAACCATTGTTTACAGACAATGGCTCCGCTGGATTGTAATAAAGTATTTAAGGCTGCATGTGGTGAACGTACTTTTACTTGTCTCTTATCTAATCCGACTAAGTAACCACGTGTAGCAGCTTCTTGGACTTGCGTTATTAATTTGTTTAATGCAGGCAAGTTATTTAAGAAACGCTTTTTAATTTGACCAGCTTCCTTAATTGTTTTACCTGTAACTAACGCTATCTTTTTTACACCACCACCATATAAGAAGCAGTAATAAAATCTTTTGGCTAAGTCACGGCTATCTAAACCAGCTAGTTTTTGTGTCTCTGTGTGTATATCACCATCTAACACAACCTTTGCATAGTCACCGTTGTCATACTTAGCCATATAGTGAGCCAACATTCTCACCTCTAAACCTGAGACGTCAACGCCTACAAGTTTTTTATGTGTTGGAACTGTAAATAACGCTCTACATTCTTTACCGTAAGGCACAGACACACTAGGTACTTGAGCCATGTTAGGGTAAGAATGAGTTGCACGTGCAGTCACTGTTGAATTAGTATTGCATGTGCCATGTATTCTTCCATTCTTCTCATGCTTTAACCAAGCTTGATTACCTGTAGCAAGTTGACCAATTCTTTTATCTAATAAGAAATGCTCACATAATAATTTAGCTTCAGAATATTCTAGCTTTTCTAAAATAGTTTCATCTAGTTTTGGTTTACCATCATTAGTAAACTCAGTTGGTTTCCAATTATATTTATCAATTAATCTTTTAGCTATGTGTTGTCTGCTTGACGGATTAAAGACAACAACTTTTTGTTTATAAAACACTTCACCTTTAACATATCCTTTTGCTTTGTTATTTACTTTAGGAATAAAAGGTGTATTAACTGTTTCAGGTGGAAATACTTTTTGTAATTCATCTTCAAGTTCTAATCTTCTAGCATTTAATTTAGAATATAATTCTTGTGCAGCTTGTGTGTTAAATTTAAATCCATAAACTTCTTGTCTATAAATAAGTTCAGCCACATCATGCTCTAACTGCATGCTCTCTTCAGAGTAACCTTTTTTCTGTATTAAGTTATAAAGTTTGTGTGTTACTTCAACATCTTGCACACAGTATTCTAACATCTCTGGTGTAAAATTATTAAAGTCAGACTCAAACTCAGCTTTGTATTCCCCTATTCTATTACCCCATGCTTTTAAACTGTGTCTTCCAATACAATCTTTTGGAAAATCTTTTCTTTTAAAATCTTGTTCAGTTACATCAGGGTATAATAATCTAGCAGCAACTAATGTATCAAATACTTTTGCTCTTAACATAAATGTAGGATATAATTTTTCAATTAAAGGTATATCAAATTTAATTATGTTGTGACCTATAACTAATTCAGCTGCTTCTAGTTTAAGTAACGATTGATAGTTTGGAAGTTTAAATACTTCGCCTGTATCTATATCTTTTAATACAATGCAATGTATTTTATCTGCTGTGTCTACAAATCCATTACTTTCTATATCAAAACAGTATCTCATATCTTAACATCTTTCATTGAAAGTATATTGCAAGTTGGTATTGTTGTTACGTTACCAACATCAGATATAGTTGCGTTATCACTTTCATCATAATTAAAATCAGAACAAATAATAGTTACGTTTTTATTTTTTAATAATAACCATCCAGTTGATACACAAATAGTTGGTTTACTTTTTTTAGCAGCATCCATAGTCTGCCATGCAGCATCTGAATTTATATCTTTCCACCATATTATTTTAAATGGCATTTTTACTTTTAAGTCTGGGATTTTCATATTAATGTACCGTTTGTATTTTTGTTATAAGTTGCCAAGCTTCAGTTGATTGTGTGCACAATTCTGAAATTGCTGTGTCCATCATATCTTTTACAGTTTCATTTGGAACTAACACAGTGATGTCTTCATCTGGCCTGTGTTTTGCTTTCAATAAATGTCCCATAAGATATTCAGTCCAACTTACAGCTTCTTGTTCAACATCATTAAAACTCATTAGCCACCTCTGATTGAATTTCATTCAAACATCCAGTAGCTAAATCATATTGTAAACTACAAGCCTTACCTGTTTCACCACTAAATCTATTCTTAAGTATATTTACTTGAGAAATATTTTCTGAAGATTGTAAGTCTCTTGATAATGCTAAAATCATATCAGATAATTGACCAATAGAAGCAGAGCCTCTAAGACTATTCATTGATACTGCTACACCATCTTCATAACCTTTGTTACCTTCAGGTCTTTTTAAATGTGATACAAGTATTAAACCAATACCAGTTTCTTCAACTAGCGTTCTTAATTTAGAGACAAAATAATCAATAAGTTTTCTCTCATCATTTGTAGTTTCATCACCAATAGCAGACAAAGCCATGTGTAAATGGTCTAGTATAACAAAGTCAACGCTGCATGCTTTTGCTAAGTATCTTATTTTAGATAATAAATTGTCAGCAACAGTAGAACCAAAGTGATTATATAAATAAAACTTACCATTGCCTATTGTATCTTTAAAGGTACGTTCAAGTTCTTCATTACTAATTCCTTCTCTCGTAAGATGTAAAGGCTTTTTAACTTGAACGCCCATGATACCGAGTGCACTTCTTTTAACGCTCTCTTCTAATGCAATGTAGCCTACTGAATAATCCTTTTGCAATAAATGCAATGCTACGTGTCTGCAAAAACTTGATTTACCTACACCACTACCAGCAGTGATGGTAACTAACTCACCTTTTCTAAGTCCATGAGTTTTTTTATTTAAACATTCAAATGGATAATCAACACTAACATAGTTATCTTCTGTTTGTATTTCATTCCATAAATCACTACCTAAAACTATTCCATCAGGTCTGTATGGTTTACTTGCCCACATACAATTAAGTAATTCTCTAGTTCTGTTTTGTAATAACATTTCGTTAGCATCTTTTAATGGTAACGTACATATCTTTGCTTTGTTAGGTGATAATAATTTAGCACATTCAACAGCCGCTTTTTGTCCATACTCATCTTGGTCAAACATAAATATAACAGACTCAAAACCTTCAAGCCATTCTATTTCTTTTTGAATATCTTTTTTAGCTCCTTGTGCTCCTGACTTTATACTTACTACTGGGAATTTGTTGTCTTGAATTTTAGATACAGATAAACAATCTATCTCACCTTCAGTAACAATAAGCATCTTACCTTTGTCAGCCCATAAGTGTTGACCAAACAATGTTGATTGCTTTGCATCACCCAACCACTGAAAAGTTTTATCTGGGTATCTTAATTTTTGTGCAACTAATTGTTTATCTTTGTTATAGTAGTTTGCAATCTGACAAGGTCTGCCAAACCAACTACCAATTTGATAATTAAATTTTTGTGTAGTTCTTAAATCTATTTTTCTTTTAGCTAATTCTTTTACGTCACCTGAAATAAATTTAACATCTTCTACTTCGTTTGTTTGTTGTGGTTTCAAATCATCTACTCCTTTTTTGATTGTGTTACATGAGAAACAAAAAGTATGTCCATCATCATAGACAGAGTTGGCATCACTAGAGCCGCACTCTTCACAGTGTGTATGATATAAAAAGTTACTTTGTGTTTCTTGCATAAATTTTTTTCCTAAAATATTTTGAGTGTTTCACTCTGGGTTTTTACACCCAGAGCTTAACAAACAAACTAGCTCAGCAATTCTTTAACATTGAAATGCGGAGCTTTGGAGCTAGTCACATCTCTGTGACCAACAACTTCAACCTTTTTGTAATTGGCTTTTAAAACATCTATGAGCTTAACTAAACTCTCATACTGTTTGAAAGTAAAATTACAATCAGGTTGTCCCTCTGGTGTCAGTCCACCAATTAAGCAGACACCAATGGAATTTTTGTTAGATAGCTCAGCTGTAGTTTCTATGTGTGCGCCAGCTATCTGAATATCTCTTCCATCCTGCACTTCACCATCTCTAGTTATAACTTTGTGAAATGCACATGAAAATAAACCTTCTTTTCTGTGTTGTACTTCTAAATCTTTAACTTGTATATTTTCTTCTGGATGCGTGTCAGACGAATGAATGACAATATACTTAGTATCTTTTCTTAAGTTACTCATATCCACTCCTTAGGTATATGTTTGTCAGCATATTTAAAACCATACTTCTCACACCACATTGCATAAGTTGTTTTTGATTTCTTTGTAATTCTTGAATTTGAATTACTAAATACAAATCTAATATCTAATTCTGGATGTTGTTCTTTTACAAGACGCATTTTTTGTCTGTCTTGTGTAGTAAACAAACCTTTAGTTTCAATATAAATATTTTGTTTTGGTAAATAAAAATCAGGTGTGTATGTATGAGCTTTTTGAGGCTTAACATATTTTAGTTTAGTCTTTTCAAACTCATACATAACACTTTTGTTTCTCAATTCTGTAGCAACTTGTTCTTCAAGTCCAGAACGAAAACCATATCTAAGTCCAACTTGTTTAGAAGTCAGCTTCTTGGCTCTCTTCAGTCTTTGCTGCCACATCCTCTTTTACCTTTTCTGGTGCTACATAACCATTATCAACTTTATCAAAGCCATATCCAGACGCATTGTCTGAACCGCCTTCAACAAGTTCAGTTATTTGTACTGCTCTTAATCTAAGAGACACGCCAGCACCTGCCATTGCGGTGTACCAGTGTACTAATTCCGCACTGACTTTCATTTTACTACCCGACCAAACATTAGTATCAGTCATAGGTGTTCCAGAACTATCAAAGATAGCTACCTTAAAAGGTATAACTTTACCATCTGATGCTATGATTTGTGCCTTACGTTTAAACTTAAACTCAATGTTACCAGTTTCTGCACCAGTGTCATCAGTCTCTGTTTCATACGGTGGGTTTGCCATTTTGACAGCTTTTTTATTTTTCTCTTTAGCTATCTCAGCACTTTTTTTCATCTCAGCATCAATCTGTTGGATTAATGGCTGAGCCTCTTCTGCACTAACGACAAGATTAACTTTAAAGTGTCCGTCTTTGTCAAACTTAGTGTCAGGTTTTGTTAGCCATGCGTATTTAGACACGCCTTCTGGACTAACAATTTTGGCATACATATTTTTTGCCATTTTTTCTCCTTTATGGTTTTTTATTCTACTATGGGAACCTTACGCAAAGAAGAATTTGCTTTCCCGTAGTTGGTTTATATCTAAGTTACCTTTACTAGGTGCCTCAGGTATTTTTTTATGAAGTTCAACAGGTAATTGTTTCAAAACGTCATTTCTAAAATTTTCTAAAATATCATTTTCAGAAAACATAGTTACAAACGCTTCTCTCAACGACTGGTTTAAAACTTCAACATCACCAGCTGTGGTTCCAAAACTATCATGTACATTACAAAAGTTTTGAATACCATTCTTGTGTGCAATATTAACAGTCTTCATCATAGCAGCACTGTCAACACTGTGAACAAGGTTTGGCGCAACACCGTTACCCATTCTTAACTTATCAGTTAAGTCAGTCTCAGTGTTAATTCTTGGTTTAATAACTTCACCCATTAACATAGCCTTAACTCTTTTAGATTTCATCTCAGGGTAAGACTGATAAACAGGGAAGCCAACAGGTGTTATCCAATGTATTGGAAGTTGCTCTCTCGCAACAACTCTTGCAATGGTTTGTAAGTAGTCCATTCCAATTCTAGCTGAAGCAAGGTTGTCACCAATACTGTCCCAGATTACACCAGCAAGGTAACTTGCAGGCCTAAACAGGTCGTCAATAAATGGATGGTTTTCACCTTTGTCTTTTCTTTTAGTTAAATCTTCAATCACAAAGTCTGTACATGAATATCTAGTTGAACCATAACAGATAGTCATAATACTACGCTTTGTTGTTGAACGTTTGATACCATAATCCAACCATAGTTGTGCATACGGTTTATTTTCCGCAGCATCAACTTTTAGTTTTTCAATTACAGCATCAGCAACTAATTGATAGATGTCTTGTGGTTTATCTGTAGGCAGTAAGTTAACAAGCTTACCAGCTTTACTGTCTCTTAACATCAATGAGTAAACTTGAAGTCCATTACATGAACCATCAACACTCACTGGTATGTGAGACACAAAACCATAACCTTCTTTTTTAAACTTAGACCACTCATCACAGAACGCTAAAAATTGATAGCCATTTGATGCATCTTCCCATTGTCTATTCGTAAATGGGTCTTCAGCACATTTGATTATCATATCTTCATTGTTTTTTACCCACTCAACACGCTCTTCTAAAGATATTTTATCTTGTCCAAACATGTTGGCTCCATGAATAGCCAGCCAGTAATCACCTTTGTTTTCTTTTGTGATTTCTTTTCCTCTGGCAAACGACAATAAAGCTTTAGCACCTGTAATACTTTGATAATTTAGAAAAGCAGGTACACAATATGCTCTACCTCTAAAATCTAATTGCAATGGAAAATATAAAGTTTGATAATCTTTAAATTTTTCTGCAAGCCACATAATTTTAGCATAGAGTAATCTTTTAGAAAACATCCTAGCATTTTCAGTGTGAACCATTACAGCTTTTCTTTTCCAGTCTTTACGGCTCTCTGCGTTTGTCTCAATGTCGTGTGGTTTGTTTGGTATGTCATAGTTAACGTTAGGTGGCATACCACCAATGGCCAAACCTTTGTCCCAAGCTTCCTGCATAACTTTTAAAACAAACTTGTTTATCTTATACGGTGTATTCTGCATGGTATTCACAGCAGCATAAACTTCAGGCATGTCAAAGTTCTCAAGTTCTTTTTTAAACAGTTTATTCTTTTGTTTAACTAAGTCCAACTCAGGTAACTCTTTAGTCCAATACCCACCGCCAACTACAGTTGACCACGCCTTTGGCGGCATAACTGTGGGTAGATACTCTGGGTTTAATAACTCATTAAAACCATTCCTGTTTTTAATCCACTCTCTAGTCTTATCTGTCTGTTTTATTATTTTAGCTTTTTTATGTTTGACAGTTTCAGTTCCTATCTCAATTAAACCTGTTGCATAAATCATAAGTTCAACAAGTCTAATACCTACATGAAGTTTAGTTGGTGTAGTCCACTCCTCCCAGCTCATCACTTCATCACGTTTAGCACTCTCTCTTAACTTACGTCTTTTATAAGTGTAGTTAAAAGAACGTTTATCCAAGTCAGCTTTAACAGTTTGATAAAGTTCAGGGTTTAAGTTTTTGAAATTCTTTAATGATATTTCAGTTTCAACTTTACCACCAAGTGAGATACAGGTTGCAGTAAGTGGTTTATACTGAGTAATTGTATTAATAATATGCTTACCAGTAATCAAAGCCAATACTTCAGGCTCCACTTCGCAAAGTTTCACAAAAGCAATAGGCGGTTTACCTATAGTCTTTTTAGACGTATCTTCAATCCATTCAGCAATAGCCATTGCTAAAGGTCTGATAGTGTTGGCCACCATAACTTTACCGTAACTGGTGACACTCTCTTCTTCTCGTTCTACATGTGAGACAAGCCTTTTGTTGGTTCTATTTTTACCAAGTTCAGCCATCTCTTTTTCGTGCGCCAGCTCATCATTGTAAGTTGGCATGCTCTCTATTAATTTAACCAATGTTAACTCCTTTGTATATTGTGGGTTAATGTTGTTAGTATCTACTATGGGTACCTTAGTCAGGTATTCTCAAAGATAGCATAAGTTCTTTTTCAAGGTTTACTTTAGGTGTCTCTTTACCTTCAATAATACGCTCAATTAAAATAGCTGACCTATGCGCTACTTGATTAGCTGTTAAATTATCATGGTCTTCTAAACTAAATGTGCGTTGTAAAAACCTGATAATTTGATATTTCTTTTTCCATGTCATTTGTTACGTTCCTCTGTTATAGTTAAATACACATAAAACACTAGACCCGCAAGTATAATTACTTGCAGGTCTGTAGGTATAGACAAAAATAGCTCCGTCATTTAGTTGAATACCAACTTTTAAAGTAGGCACCTTCTATTACTAACGGTTTAGTTTTGTACTTTGTATCTATTTCAAGAGCCCTGTGTTTTAACAAATTGTTTAACTGAGTGTTAAGACTAATAGGTTTAACATCAGGGAATTTAGCTCTAAGTTTGGCCAGTAAAGGTTTTTTCTTAGATTTCTCATTGTTGTGTACAAAGTCCAATATAAGTTGTTGAATGTAACTTTTATTGTAGCCATCATTTTCTCGTTTAGTCTTAGGCATCCATTCAATATCTTTTATGTTGTACTTCTCACATAACCTACTAAACTTTTCAAAACTATTTTGATTATCACAGTTTACATAAGAAAATGTAAATTGGTGATAGTCTAAAAGTTTATCTCTGTTTAGTCTATACTTATGGAAGTCTTCTTTACTTACGCCTGCTGCCTCATAATCGCAACGGCCTAAGTACCAATGACCCATAAGTTTGTCTGATATAGAGCAATCAAATTTGAACTCTTCATCAGATAAAAAACGCCGTCTAGTCTTTTCATTGTCAACTAAGACGCTGCGTTGTTTCCAGTCTAGCATATATCACACTCCTATTGTTTGTTGTTTACAAATCGCCGTCAAGTCTTAAGGTTATTTGTAACAGACTAGGATTGAAAGTCAACCCTAGTTTCGCCTATTAAAGGCTCTTCAGTGTTACTACTCTTCCGTTGCGTCAATCTCAATATTAACTGAGACTTTGCCATTCCATCTATAGCCGAGATTTTCTTGTGTCTCTTCTAAAAACTTCGCCAAGTCCTTAGCTCTCACGCCATCATAAAAATTAAAGTTGTGAGTTGTTACAGTGAACGGCTTGCCTTTTTTGTCATATTCATTGCCCAACACTTTTATTTTAACATTATCAAAGTACATAGTTTTTTACTCCTATTTGTTTGTTAGTTTGTTTTTACATTTTCAGAACCGCAGCTGGCACACACATCAGTCATTTTTGCCAAGTCTTCCCAGCTGTAATTCTTTTCGGGCTCTTCCTGAAATTCTTTTAATAAAGTACCTTCAGAGGCGCCGCAATCATAGCATAACATAAGTTATTACTCCTGTTGTTTGTTTGGTTGCTTTTTGCAACAGACTAGGCAGACAAGCCGCCTAGTTTCGCTCAATTAGAGCTCTTCAGTGTTGCTAATGGCCAGCCTTAGAGTAACCAGCATTAAGCCTGATACGCTCTGCAAGTCTATTGTTCCTA